TTAAAATTATCTCCTCCTTTATCTAACGCATTTGATGTACTTCCCATCATACACTTACCTATAATTCTACTACCTAATCGTAAACAGGTTTTTGTTACTCTCCAGTTATTTTTTATATTATCAGGTCTTTCCCACTTACCACTTTCATCATGAACCAATAAAGATAGTTTTTCACCGTCATAACTATTATCACCTGTGTTTTTCCAGTCTATAGTTGTGTCTAATCCTTCCATATCGTCCTGCTCTTCACGCTCCCTCATTTTTTTACGAGTAAACTTTTTTGCTGGCACCCTGTAAGCAAGTTCGGACTTTGGCCGGTCCATACCGTCCTGTATTGGCTTGAAGAAGAAAGGGTAATTTAAACTAATCGGTACTACCTTGTCGGTAAACATTTTTTTTGCGTCTGCACCAGTTTTAGATAATATACCAAATCTACTATCACTAGCTAATGTAGCTTGATGAACTGTTTCGGCTGAACTCATAAATGAAAATCCGGAACGTCTATTTTTTAAATAACACATACCGTAACTTCTATTATCTGCTTTACAAGCTTCCCAAAATATAAAAAATAATCTATTAGCTTCTCTATAATCTGGAGCACCAACATCTATTTTACTCCACTGTAAGTACATATAATGCGTACCTGTTATGTATGTTGGTTTACCGTTATTCATGAACCAAAACCCTTCTTCTCTTCTTCTAAACTCTTCATCTATATATCCATAGTGTTTTTCTTTAAAATCATCTGGATAATCTTGCCAGTCAAAAACAGTTTTAATTCTTTTAAAATCAGGATTAGTTGGAAACTGCTTCCATTTTTGTTCTGATTTAATTCTACTACAAGAGTGTATTTCTTTTGGTTGTTTAGGTAAAGCTATTTGAAATCCTTGTATTTCTAGTACATCACCTATCATACCAGTTTTTGATATTACTACAATATCATTTTCTTTATTGTAACCGTATTTCCATTTTTTAGATTTATTTAATCTTTTAATGGTATTAAGTTTTACAGGTTTTACAATTTTATATAATGTTTGTTGGTAGTTATTTTTCATATTCATCTACGTCTATTTTAAAACTACTATCTAAACCTTCTTTGTCTATCAGAATATGACAAGCTTTAGTATTTTGTTTGTAAAACTCTTTCTTACTTATTTTGAACTTAAAGTGCTTGTCAAACATTTTATCAACCCTGCATTGCTCTGGTCTTGTTTCGTATATAGAGCAACTGTTTGTTTTTCTATTTAGGTTCATACAAACACCATTTTCATCATGTGGTAATCCACTTCCTATTACATTTCTACAACAAGCTCCGCATTGTGAGCATAAAAAATTCATTACTTAGATCTTCCTTCAGCAAATCCTTTAAACGTTGTCTTTTTTTCTTCTTCTATAGGCTTACCTTCTAGCATAGCCTCTTCTTCGTGGATTCTGTTTAATATTTCAAACGCATCGAATATAGCTAACTTTTTTGTAGCTGCAGCATTCTTTAATCTATCAGCTGATATATCTTCGTCTGAATCAACTATTTCTTCTCTAGCTACTTTAATTAGTTCTTCAACTGCTTTATGTCCAGCTTGGATTATATTCTTCTTCGTTTCCTTGATATTCATATTTAATTGTAATAAATTTATTTAAAACTCTATATAATCTTTTATTATCAATAATAAATTCATATTCACTATTTGGCGTAAAACCAACTAAAGTATTTAAATCGTAAGTACCGTCTGTATACTTTATAATACCTATTAAAGGTTTTTCTGGGTTATCAGTAAGTTTATTGTTAGATTTTATTGGTTGAACAAAACTATAACCAGGCATAGCTTTACTGTTATATAAAAATATTTGATCTTCTGATATTATATATTTATTGTCTCTCCAATAAGATCTACTATTTTTCTCTCTACCCTTAACATTGTGCCATCTTCTAAATACATTGTGGTGCACTATTACCTCATCACCCACTTTTATAGGTGATTGAAATAATAGTGGAGTAGCGATAACTTTTGCTAATCTATTTACATATTGGTGGTTATAAACCTCGGTGTTTATTATTAATTCTTTTTCACCAACTTTTGTAGAATTATTATAACGACCACCTATAGGTGATACAATAAAATCTTTATAAGCTTTCATTAGTATTCTAAGTTGTACTCAACAGATATAGCCATATTTTTATTAAAATCTTTCCAAGGTATAACAACTTTTTCTTTCTTAATATAAATAGAGTATTTATCTTCCTCTTCTATTATATCACAAATTTTATGACCTCCATACACTTCTTGGTTAACAGCGTAGTGCATAGAGTCATTCTTGTAGTCTTTACCTATGGTGATTTTTCTGATTATATTATTTTTCATCAGAATCTTCTTTTGGCCAATTTATTGTACCATCAACAACATTAACGTCTTCACATCCGTATTCTTTTTTTAATAAATCACGAACATCAGTAACGTCTTGTTGTAATGTGCTTAACTCGTGTAATAGATTGTGCTTTTGAGTTTCAACTTTTCCAATATTAAATTGGATACCATTAATTGTATTTACTACTTTTTGTAATTTATCAAGATGTTCTTTTGAAATCTTCTCTACCTTTGGTTTTAATTCAACCGTTTTTTCTTTTGTCATTTTATTTAATTTTATTTAAGTTAATTATTTCTATCCTACATGAAAATGAAATGCTATGGGATGTATATTATACAATTCATCTCCACTAGCCAAGTCACCAGCTGCGCCTGCTCCATTTTGAATTTTCCAACTAGCTAAATCCGCTGGAACTACATAGTCAGTGTTACTCGCTGTTGTAGAACCATCAGCTTTAAATACTATAGTATTAGCGTCAGCCATAGATTCAACCTCACCTAAAATAACACCATCTTCAGCATGAACAATATCTCCTGGTGCAAAAACTAATCTTGGATCAGTTCCCTCTATATCAGCATTTACAAGCTGAGCAGCTGATAATCCAGATACGTCTACAGCTTGGCTTGTTACTACACCTGTGCTAAAAGCAAAAGCTCCTTTAGCTATACCAGCTACATATATTTTTGCTCTATCTGGATTAGATAATATAACTTCTTTGCCCTCTAAAGATGTTGATGCAATAGTCATGTAAATTAAATCGCCATCTATATGATCATCTGCTGCTATTTGTGCAAAACCTATTAAATTATTTTGCCATCCAGGAGTATCAACTGCTGCAAATAAATCACCTAAAGTAGTTGGTGCTGTACCGTCTTTATCTGACACAGCAAAAAGTAAATCTATACCCACTGCTGTTTGATCAGCACCGTCGGTTCCTCTAACTGTTGTTGTTATACCATTTATTTTATTTGCTCTTTCTAAACCCTTTATTTCAGTCCAATCAAAAAGAACGTGAGTATCAGCGGCATTGCCAGCGTGTTGAGTTGCCGCGGGTATTGTCGGTTTTACTATTACTGTGCGTAAATTATCCATTTTATTTATTATTTATTTTGTTGTTCATTTTTTTTTGACGATCCTCCAAAGAAGAAATCGACAACTGTATTAACTTTTGCGCTCATTGCGCCAAATATTGTTGAGACAAAACTTATCTCAAATTCACCCATGTCTATATCTCCTAAAACGAAGTATCTAAACATCATGAAACTTAAACCGAAGTATGCTACCGTGAATAACGTTGCAAGTATTTTTTGAATAAGTGCATCGTCTTTATACATATCACGAGCGCTTTTTCTGTCTTCGACTTCTTGTTTAAAAGCTTCTTGTTCGGCCTCGAGTAGTAATCGTTTAAGAGCAAGCTTAGCTTCATCTCTTTCTTTGTCTGTTGTAATAACTTTGTCAAGTATTCCTTCTGCATTTTCAACTACTTTGCCGAATAAGCCACCTACTATTTTTCCTATCATCTATTATTATCTTTTATCATATCATCGATAGACTTATTCATTACCTTATCGGTGTATGACTTGTTATTAAAAAACACACTTTTCTCTGATGTAGGTATATCTTCCTCTCCTAATAATATTCGATATATCCTACTAATTAAGTGTGAGCATTTAAAAGAGGTTTTGAATACAGAGTATTTGATGGTTGTTCTATTTCTGTGTCTCCAAGCTTCTATCCAACCATTCCTCCTTAATTTCTCCCAACGGTTCTTATCCCAACTCATGGTATATGTTCCGTCGATAAATTCTTGACGCGTGAATCTTCCTTTACAATCTAAATAAATAAGAAGTTCTAAATCAGCGTCTGTCAACTCGTAAGTTTTACAGGCCCATTTTCTAACGAGCCTGTAATACTTAAGGATTTGTAAGTCACGTAAATCGTGACTAGTTAGTCTCATTAATATCCAGCTTGACCGATAGCTACAGCAGTAACATCATGACTAAAGAATATAGTATCTTTTGTTTGGTCGTTACCTTCTATACTACTAGCGTTGTGAGTCGTAGCAGCCATATCTCCCATTACTGTTAACGGAGCTTTATTGTGGGAATAACCATTAGCGTAAGAAACTAATTCTTGCATAACTTCTTTTAACTTACCCCTTGTTACAGTTAAAGTTACTTTTTGATTATTCACTACGCCTTTTTTATTAAGATAAAGCTCTAGTGTTGTAATTGCAACAGGTACTATTCCAGCGATAGCATCAACAGGTATAGCAACTGAAGCTGAGATATCATCGTCGTTAACTTCGTCAGCAACATCTCTAAAGTAAAAAAATTTTCTCATTATTTCTATTTTTTAATTATTTATAATTCAGTTAACTATATTGCTACAGCAGCTGGTCCATACCATTTTAAATAAACACCAACCTTAGGAGTACCAGTGCAGTTAACAGAACCTTCTTTTACAGTTAAGTGAAAGAACGATTCTGCAGTACCTCTGTCAAGTGGTGACTCGTGGCTAATAAAAGTACCACCAGTAATTGTGTCTCCTAATATATCACCAGTACCAATATTTAGATCAGAATTAGGTAGAGATAAATTACTAGCTTGATCAGCACCGATAATCTCTGTTCCAGCAGCAGCAGAATTAGAAGCTACTACAGCTGTATGCACGTTTAAAGCGCAAGAAGCATCAGCGCTGCCAGATAATTCAACAGCTGTTATAGATGCTTCAACCAGCGTTGCTTGTGCAGGTATTGAAATACTTAAGTTAGAAAAGCAGTCGTTATCTGCAATAGCGCCAGTTGGTATATCTACTATTTCATAGTATTCATGTACACCATGAACCGATGTTGGTTGCACAGTAATATCTCCACAAGAAGTAATACTACCATGTATATAACTAGCAAGCACAGTTTGATCGTCTTCAGCTGCAACAGCTGAATCAGTTGTTACCACGTCGTCTGCAATAGTTATAAATCCATTACTATGAGGACCCTCGTTAATTGCATCTGTAATAGCTTGCATTACTTCAAAGTGATCACCTTCAGTTACATTTAAATTAACAGAATCTCTTAACACGTTATTACCTTGAGCTAATGCTGGAGTAAAGTACAGAGTAAGTACTCCATCATTAGTTGGTTGTATAGCAGTTAATGAGCTTGCTGGAAATAAAAATGATGATGGATTGTTTGTTTTTAGACCAGTAACACCGTCATTAGCTTCGTCTGGCACTGTTCTAAAATATAAATATTTTTCCATATTTTTTTATTTTTATGATTATTAATTAATTGATTTTGATTTTATGTTTATTGTTTATGGTTTATAGTTTATGTATAATCTACTTTAATAGATATTACATACTTTTTATAAATAGTAACTATTCTACTAGCACTATGTCTCTCATGCGTATAACCTTATATAGTTTGTCGTTATAACCTATATCGTGTCCTGCATGCTTGTCATAAAAAATACTATTACCTTCTTTTACTCCTTCAACCAAATTTCCTACTGAAATTATATTAGCTTTTTTGTAACGATTTGACTCATCAGTTTCATCTGTTAAAATTAAACCACTAACTTTTTTAGGTTCTTCTTTTATTATGTCTATTATAACGTAATCATTAATTGCTTGCATTTTCTATTCTAATATTTGAAATTACACAATCTGCTGACATAACGGTTAAAGCTACACTTACAGCATTTTTAAGTGCAGACTTAGTTACGAGTACTGGGTCTATTATACCATTGTCAATCATCTTAACAAAATTTCCATCTACAACGTTACACCCATAACCTTCTTTCATGTTAGTATTAAGTTTTAGTCCAGCGTTATCCATTATAGTTTCAAATGGTGAAGACAAGGAGTTTAACAGTACTTTACCAGCATCGCTGGTCGAAATTTTTTGAGATGCGTTTAACAACGCTATCCCACCTCCTGGTACTATACCTTCTTGCAGGGCCGCTTTTGTAGCGTAGATTGCATCTTCAACTCTATCTTTCTTTTCTTTTAATTCAACTTTAGAACCAGCACCCACCTTAATAATACCAACACTACCCGATAACATAGCTAATCTTTGTTCTAGTTTCTTTTTAATAAAACCATTTTTCTCTTCAGCTAATTTACCATTTAACTCATCTATCCTACCCTCAATACCATCTGTCATTCCTTCAAGTGTTAAGACAGTTGTTTTGTCATTTGTTACAGAAAATTCAGCTTCACCTAAGTGTTCAGGCTTCATAAGATCTAAATCATCACCTAGTTCTTCATTAAGTACTGTCGCACCTGTTAATATAGCTAAATCTTCAGTAGCATCTTTTTTAGTAGGACCAAAGCCTGGTAAGTCAACTATATTAACTTTAATATTGCCTTTTACCTTATTCATCATAAGAGCAGCTTTAACCTGTTGAGCCACTGGTGCCACTATTAGTAAAGACCTATTAGATTTTATAACATGTTCTAATATTGATTGTATTTTACGTATATTAGGTATTTCAGATGAACATATAAATACTAAAGGATTATCTAGCTCACATATATGTTTTTCTGTATTAGTAACAAAGTGAGGTGAAGTTAACCCACAGTCTATCTGTACACCGTCTACTACTTCAACGTAGGTATCTTCTGTTGGACTTTCTTCCATTAACACAACTCCGTTTTTACCTACTTTTTCGTAAGCCTCAGATATTATAGCTCCAAGTTCTTTATCATTGTTACACGATATAGAACTAACAGACTCTAACATATCACCTTCAACATCTATAGATATATTATTAAGATACTTAATAACATCTTCTAGTGTTTCATTTACTCCATCTTTAATTTCTCTGATTGTAAGACCATCTGCGACCGCAGTGTCTATTTGTTTGATTAGTGCTTCTGCTAGCACTGTAGCTGTTGTAGTTCCATCACCAGCTTCTCGAACTGTATTTCTTGCAGCTTCTTTTATGAGTGTTGCACCCATATTTTCAACCGGATCATATAAGACTACGCTTTCCGCAACGGTTACACCATCTTTTGTTATGACCGGTTTGCCTCTCCCATCTTCATAGATGACACATTTTCCAGACGCACCTAATGTAGATTTAACGGCTTGGGCTAATTTATTTACTCCGTTTATTACTTTGTCTTTAGCTTCACCTCCAAAAGCGAGGTCCTTCACCAATTCACTTGGTAAGTTATATTCCATGGTATTATATTTTATTAAATTAAATTGTCTGTAGGTATTATCACCTACTATTGTTTATTTTTAGCCTTTTGCAATCTTACTAAGGCTGCTTGATTTTCTTGTAAAGCTTTTTTAAATTTATTTTGTATTTCTGTAGAATATTTAGGATTATTCATATCCTCTTTTAACCGCTTTATGTCGTGTTTTATTTCCTCAATTTGAGTTCTTCCAGAAACCTCATCTCCATCAGTAGTAGAGTTTGGTCCAGGATTATCTTGTCTTTGTGTAAACGGGGAAAACCCCTTCATTTTAAAAGCCACTATACGAAAGAATCTAATTCATCACCAGACATCCCAAAATCTTTCATAAGTTTATTAGCTATTGATTTACCTCTATTAGAATTCATTGGATCTTTCATTTTAGAAAGTTGATCTAGTAGTTGCTTTTTAATTTTAGGATCTTTTTTCATAAAACCTGAGCCTTGCTTTGGCATAACACCTTGTTCTTCCATCATATTTTCATCGGTACCAGTGCCTGCTCCAAAATTCATACCACCTAGTTTAAAACCACTTCTTTTTTTCATTGTATTTTTTTTTGAATTATTTTACTCTTTTTTCAGCTTCTATTGCTTCTGCTTCCCAAGGGTGGTTAGCATGACCTTCTGGCCAACGACCATTTGGACCGTCAATAACGTCAACACCATTTTCTGTTTTTCTAGAATATATATTACCTTCCCACATAACCCAGTTATCTCCATAAGCCGCTCTACCTTCTTCCATTTGTTTTATATGTTCCATCTCATGAGCAATAACTCTTCTACCTAACCTACTATTCATATCTATAGACGGATCTACATCAATAGACCCGTCCATATTAGCTTGAGCTATAGCACCTTCTCCAGGATCGCCTCTTTTAATTAAGACATTATTGGAGTTTTTTATATTTCTTTTTTCACTTCCTAGTTTAAACGCCATAATACTACTCCTCTTCTTCGTCGTCTTTATCTTTATTTATAAAATCAGTTGCAAGATCGGATGCCTCATCACCTATTTTACTGTACATGTCTACTTTAGCCTTGTCACCTACTCCAAAAACAGTCTCAGTTGCTTCTTTTTGACCTCTAATTAAGGCTTCATCTGCTTCTGTTTTCTTAAAAGGAAAACTACTTTTGTTATATTTCATTTTAAAGGCCATAATTATCTACTTTGCTTTGCCACGTCTTCACCTTCTTTAGTAACACGATTTGAGTACATGTAGTCTTTACTAGGTTCCATTGGTGTAAATTGATTTTTAACTTTTCTAACAATATTTTTAACTCTTTGTTTAAATTTACTAGTTTTTTTAACGCTTCCTTGCTGTTCTTCTTTTTTAAACGCTCCTGGAAAATTTTTTTTCATAGGCCCTTCTTTGCCTGCTTTCATTTTAAATGCCATAATTTTGTTTATTTAAAGGTTTTGACCACTTTTGGGCCCTTAATATAGTCTAATTTTTTGCTAAAATGCTCGACACTGCCTTCAATTGCAGCTTCTGCACCCTCTATTGTCTCTCTTCTTGTAACATCTACCCATCTTTCTTCGTTATTTATGTCATTTACCTCTGTTTGGTAGTAACCGTTAGGTAGTTGTGTAATTCTCCAGTTCTTTTTAGTAGCTAAATGCTTCCATTCCGCTATTGTTTTTTCTGAAATTTTCGGTTCTGTAGTACTTGTAGTACTTTTATAGTATAAGTATGTCATTGTTTTTGGTTTTTTTAATTAATTGGTATAAGGATTTTCCTTATTCTATTTTATCCTCTGTCAAATCTCCAGTATTCTAGTTTAGGTGAACCAGCACTAGCTTCAACGTATATATCACCTATATAATCAAATGGAAAAAATGCAAATTCTCCTGGATTTAACGTAAAAGATCTAAGCGATTGATGAGTTGGATTATCTAATGATGTTGTAGTTGTAGCAGAATCATTAGGAGCAGTAGGTGTTGCACTGTTACCAGCGTTAACTATACCTACTAGTATTTTGTTTGTTCCTGATGTTTCAGTGTTTTTCATGTAAATGTGGCAACCTATACTACCTGGAGTAAATCCAGATGTTGTTAACCCTGTTATAACACTACCATCTAATATTTTTGCATTAGAAGTTGAACATGTTATTAGTTGTTGATCTACTAAATCAACTGTTAATCTACCGCTTGCGTCAGCATTAGGTGTTGTTGATAAGTTTAGCGTCCATGATAATGGTCCAGGATCAACTGTTGCTGAAGCAGCATTAGATGATAAATTGAATGTTGGTTTTATATAATTAGGCATGTTATATTATTTTTATTATTATTGAGTTCTAGTAAATACCCATGATTCAAGACCATTTGTTGCTGTAGATGATCCTACAACATCTACAAGTATATCAGCTGTAAAATCCCATGGAAACCACGCAAACTCTCCTGGTTTTAAAGTCATTAGCCTTTTAGCTTCTCCAGCGCCTTCAAGTGCGGCTGCAGCGCCAAAACCAATTATGATATCAATAGTAGCATGCAGGTTACTAATATAAACAAAACCGCCGTCCGTACCAGCTGTTTCTGTGCCATCAGTAAAATCAGCATCGTCCCATAGAACTTGGTCATCTGCGTTTGTTGGTGAAATTATCTTAGTTTGTACAGCTGTAACATCTAAAGAATCTGTAGCTGATAGTGCTAAAGCTATACTTAATGGTCCAGCGTCTGTTGAAGCTGTACTTGCGTTTGCTGTTACTGATATAGTTGGTTTAATTATTCCCATCTTATTTTTATTTTTAAGCTTATTATTAATACGACACCTTGTCGTTCTTCTACAAAAAAGATAATTACATAGTGTTTGCTATATTTACTCCCGTATTATAAATATTGGAGTAATGTGTACCCCCTACCCCCTAGAGGCCACCCCCTCCCTGGAAATCCACTTTATTTTCCCCGGCCCCCATATATACCCCCAATATTCGTCATTTCGTTTACCATTTCCATTTATTTATATTTCACTCACATACTTAATACGATACCATTTAGATAATATAAATATAAGAATAATTAATAATAATAATAATAATAATATAAATACAGAATAAATACGAAGTAATAAAGATAATATAATAAACGAAGTTAATAACTAATTAAATATAATTGATATGACATTAAAAAGATTTGTAATAAGAAAGTCCTTAATAGGCAAGAACGAAGTAATAACATTCACAAACAAAAAAGGTGAAGTAGTAAAGTATAATCACGACGATGTGTATAACACTCACAAAGAAAGATTCGAAAGCATGAACTGTTTCGCTAAATACAAGTCGTATACTAATACTAATTGTATGCCAGCTTTCTGCCGAGATATGAAGATTCAGTAGTATCTCGCACAAAATAAAGTGTGACAATTGCCTGTTACTTATACTTTAGTATTAAATAGCTAATGTCACAGTTTTTAAAAAGTAATTGTAAAGTGAGAGAAGTGGCGGAGTAACTGTTACTAATTATAAACAATAAAACAAAACTACTACTTTTACAAACTAAAAACGAATAAGTAAAGATAATATAAATAACAAAAGATAACTAATATGAAAAGAAAAATAATAATACTAGGAATGGTAATGAGTGGACTTACTTCTGGACAAGATAACTTAACTCAAATAAAATATGACATTAATGGAAATGACGAACGAGTATATAAAATAAGTCAAGATAATTATGACAAATACAAAAAAGTATTTGGTGGACCAGAAATTGATGAGTTAGGAATTAAAGAAAACAATATGTTTATTGAAAATTACCTAGAATGTAAGAAAGAAAAATGCTTAGATTTTGATATAATAACTTACAAAGAAGTTTTATATAATTACTAAACACAAACTCAACACGAATTAGTAAAGATAATATAACTAAAGAAATTAAATATGGAATTTATAATAATAATGACAATGTGGTCAATAGTAAAAATCGCTGAGAAATTAGCTAAAATTGAAGAGAAATGATAGATTTAAAAACATTAGACTTACAACAACTAAATTTAGTTCTTCACAACATGAAGATATATAATGTAAGTAAAGATAAACAAGATAAAGTAATTGAAGAAATTAATAAACGTAATAAATAAAAGAGTGTGAAGTATGATAATAAACTGTAAGAAATGTGGAAAAGATGTTGGTAACAATGTTACTCAAATGTGGATAAATGAATTAATTTTAAGCGGTAAAACATACATCAACTCTGATGGTACTCAAGCGAAGTATCAAGAAATAAGTAAATTGTGCGAATGTTAACACAAAATAAATACGAACAAGTGTAGATAATATAAATGTAAACTAAATAAAATATATAATTATGGCAAATGTAATAAATAGTAAGAGATTTGTAGTAAGACAATCTCTAGTCGGTAAAAACACGACTATAAACGTAGAGTTCAAAAATGGTAAAACAGCAACTTATAATCATGACAAAGTGTTCTCACTAATGAAAGACAAGTTAGAATCAATGGCATGTTGGGCAAAGTACAAGTCGTACACATCAAGCAATAACCTACCATTATCGGTAAGAAATGAAGATATTGCCTAATGCGGAAGTTCGACCACTGGAAGACACTTAAAATAGCGTTCGACATAGTCTACGTAGTGTCTTTCATCGCACTAATAAGCTTTGCTTTTAGTGTAGCAAAAGAATCACAAATAGAATATAATATAGTTGAGCAACAACAAATAGATTGTATGAATTGTGACGAAATAGATTAAGTTATATAAACTGTTAGCGAAGTGCTTATTAACTAACAGTAACTTGAGACGTAGTTCCACTTGTTTAGCGTCTTATAAAAAATGCGAATGAGTAAGGTGATAACGGTTTAAGTGAGTTCGATTCTCACCATCACCACTATGAATATAGATATGGAAATAATAATGAATAACACTTACGGGGTGTTAACAAATCGAATCTCTGTAGAAGAAATTATAGAACAGTATGTCGATAATAAGTTAGAAACAATGGGTGATGCTATGTTTTATGGTAATCCTTACGAAATGACTAACGAAGATATTGACGAGGTAATAGAATTTTTTGAGAATACAGAAGAGTACGAAAAGTGTAGTGAGCTTGTTGAAGCTAAGAAATACATAGATTTTGACAAGTTTCTACACAAATTAGGAGTAATTAACGGAGTAACTAACATATAAATATAAAATTATGCCTTATTTAAGTAAAAATATAGACGGACTAGTATACTCAGAAGAGTTTGGTGGTTGGATAGATGAGCAAGAAATGCACAATTCTAACGAAGAATATGACCAAGAACAGCGAGAGTATTATGAACTAGAAGATTTAGTAGATTATCACATCTACATAAAGTAATGGTTGAGTAGCTTAACTGGATAAAGCAACGCCCTTCTAAGGCGTAGAGTGTGAGTTCGAATCTCACCTCAATCACAATATAAATACGAATAGTATAAGATAATATAATTATGAAAATACGACGAAAAGACATACAAACAAGAGATCCTTATTGGAAATTAGCGTCATTCAAGCGTGTTCATAAAAGTAAAAAGACTTATACTAGAAAGAAAAAACATAAAAATGAAGAGAATTAATTACATAACAGTGTTAGATTTTGAAGTCGGTGAAGTATTTCAATATAAAATAGGTGACGATTGGTTACCTGACCATGAAGCCTTTGAAGATTTTATTGAGCAAAAAGGTCACAGATTAAAAGATGTTCACTGGATGTGTCATGAAAGTGATAGAATAATAAAAGATAATTAAATGAATAAAGTAAAAACAATGGAAGAAGCATATCGAGTATTTGAATTACTTGGTATCAAAGAGGTCACTAAACCGTGGCAAAAACGTAAAGGAACTGAAGTATGGGAATTACCATTCAAAACTATGTACTACAATGGTAGCACAGAAGTAAATAGATTTACTATCTATAAGAATGGTTATGTTCGTAAAATGATAGTTTATGGTGAAAACAACGCTAGTAAAAGTTGTTATCAACTAAATAGAGTGCGTAAAGTATATAGCTACGCTAAAGATTATGAATGGTGTGATGATAAAAACGACTTTGTGTGGACAGGTAAATACAATAAAATATACAATAACGAGCGAATTATGATAGATAATCATAGAGATCGAGTAGTATACTTATGCAATTACATACTAAAAAACTACTATAGAAATGGTAAAATGAACTTAGTTGGTGAATATACTATGAAAAGAGTATCAGAAGTACATGGTGAATGGTGGAGAAACCAAAGAAATGAGCGAGATTTACCATTTAAAGAAACTGTAGAGCGTGATAGTTGGATAGACGATAATGACGTAAAAGTAATAATCAACGGACACCGTTATAATTTAAGTTAAAATGATAGAAAAATTAAAAGATTTAGAACAAGAAGCAATGGATAACCTTGAACCAGAGGCATATGACGCAATAGTATCTAATGTGTTATGTCAAGAAGATCAAGAAATTTATCAAAGTGGTTACATAGATGGTTTGCAGACCGCTATAAGACTGTTAAGTGAAGATGACTCATCTATGAGTTATACTGTAGAGATAGAAGATATATATGACGATGAAGAAGATCACTAAAAAAGCAGTAGTAGTAATACTAGGAGTGTCTCTGTGGCACTCCATTGCTATAAATAAAAAGTATAATAACGTTTCTAATGAACTAGAAATGGTTATGAAAAGTAATAATAAGTTAAAAATAGACTCATTATTACAAGAAATAATGGATATTGGGTGGAAAAACGACTCACTAACATTAAAATATGAGTATGGTTGGGAATTTTAATCACAAATTAAATACGATTACTCACAGATAATATAAATATGAAATGTAAATGTAATAAAATAATACCAGAAGGCCGCCTGCGATTAGGCTTTAGAGTTTGTGTAGATTGCTCGACTGTTTCGAAATACGGTTGTGCTCCAGTCATAAACCACAAGACGGGTAATACTATCCAGATAATGTCTAGTGAAGATGCAGCGAAAGTCGCTAAATTATTCCGCAGGAGAGGCTATGGTACAATGCTAAGATAATATGATAAAAGAAGAATTAACAAGAGAAATAGCTAAAATACAATTAGCTTTAGAATCTCACGAAGAACAAGTAAAAGATCTATCACATGATTTAAAGACTGCTAAGCAGAGATTAGAAGATGTTGATAAACCAAAACTGACTAACAAACAATTTTCTAAGTTACATGAAGTTATAGAAAACACATTAGAAAACTTTGACTTTAATAATACCGGTAGCTATGAGCCAGAATTTGAAATGGATTATGACGGTAAAGTTGGACTATCTCATATAACTTTTGACGCTGCTGATGATTTAGCTAATGAGTTGATAGAAAAT